AGGGACAAGACTTTTATGGGTAAGGTCGGGGAGTCTTTAAAATTTCCACTGCTAAAACTGATGACGCTTCTTATGACTCCTGAACGTACATTTGGTGCTATGTTGGCAGAAACAGGAAAACGTGCAGGTGTTGGAGAAAAATATTTGCCAGGATACAAACCAGAACTACCTACAGAAGTTAAATTTGCCCCACCTAAGTTTAGAAAATGGGAAGATATAAAAGCAGTACTTAAAGTTGGCGGTAAAGAACTTATTAGACCAATTGTAGATATACCAAGAAAACCTGGTGAACCTGAATATATTGGGATGGCTTCAGCGTTAAAAGAATTACTTCCTAAAACGCCGGTTACAAAAGAATTTGAATTTGCTAAAGAATGGGGAGCTAAAGAAGCACCCTGGTATAAAAAGGCAGTCGCTGGTCTTGCTGGTTCTCCTGCTGATATACTCGGACTTTATTTTGATATTTTAATGCCACCACTTGCCTATCTATCAGTTGGTGCTAGAGGAGCAAAAACTGGTATAGCACTTTCAGATGATCTTACAATTAAAGGTGGGAAAGTTTTGCTCCCTAAAGGAACTCCCATTGTCCTTACAAAGTTAGGTAAGAAAGTGGTTGAAGAAGGAACAAAGAAAACGCTACCAAAAGTTTTAAATTTTGTCAGTAAAATAATAAAAGGAAAACCACTTACTAAAACTGCTAAACTGCTTAAAGAAGTACCGGAAGAAATACTTAAAAAAGGTGTTAAGATAAAAGTAACCGAGGGGGTACTAAGAAATACTGTAAAAAATATGCCTTACGATGAGGCAGCAAAACTAATTGACTTTGGCGGACTTAAATGGGGCGGTAAGACTATAATTCCAGGATATAAGATAACAAAAGCATTAAAACCGCTGATTGCAAAAATTGAGCAGGTTCCACTTGTAAATACCATTGAAAGGATGTTCTGGACAAGAAAAGGATTTCCAGAAGCAATGCGGCCACTGCGGACAATTGTAAAAACCCAGATGAGACATAGGTACGAAGAAGGGGCAAGACTTATCCAGGATATATTTAAGGGCCTCTCAAAATCAGAAATAGATAATGTCGGGAAATATATTTGGATGAATTCAGATATAGCATTATATACAGCTAAAGGAAAGAAAATCCCTACAAAACTACTTTCTCAACTTGATGAAATCACGGGCAAGCTAAACCCAAAACAGGTTGTAGCAGCAACAAGATATCAGGATGATTTTGTCAAGAAATTCCTTGCCAATTTTGAAAAAGAACTAAAAATACAATATCCAGAACTTGCAAAATATTATCCTGCAAGGTATATGTATGAGCCTTCTGGATGGGCGAGGCGTGTAATTGGACCTGAAACCGGTGCATTCCAGAAGCAAAAAAGACTTTTCTATCTTCAAGCACAAAAATTGGTAAAAGAGGGAAAAATAAGGCCCAAAGATATAATAAGCGCTTCCATGCAGAGAACATTTGAGCATACCACGCAATCGGGTAGAGCAATGATGTTACAGGAAATAAAAAGATTTGCCTCTCCTGTTAAAAAGGTTGGGTTTACTTCAGTAAAAGGTATTCCAGAGCTTAAAGGCTGGCACATGGCAGATGAATTTATAGAACCTCTCCTTAAAGTAGAAAAAGCATTTTACGGAGACGAGGGTTTCCGGTGGACTATGAAGGTGATTGATAAGGGCCTTGATATCTGGAGAAAAACTGCACTTTTTACACCAGGATATCATTGGAGAAACTTCTGGACCGATACGATTTCAGGCTCAATGGAATACGGACCAAAATTCTTAAAACCCCGGTACTGGAAAGAAGCACTGGATATACAGCGCAGAAGACACGTTCCAATAAAATCACTGGCTGGAATGTACGGAGATGAAGCATACGACCTCTTTGCAAAAACAGGAGTAAAATCAGGCGGATGGTACGCAGAAGAAGCTGGAAAAGGAGTTTATAGAGGTATCTGGAGTTCCAGAAATACTCCTTTTGCCCTATCAAGAAGAGCAGGAATATTCAGGGAAGACCTGGGTAGAATAGTATGCGCCTTAATTGAAAAAGAGTCAGGATCATCAATAGAAAGTATAGTGGAGCAGGTTGGAAAAGTATTCTTTCACTACTGGGATGTAACTCAATTTGAAAGACAATTTGGAAGAAGATTTCTTAACCCATTCTGGACCTGGTATTCCAAGAATATCCGTAGGCAGGTTGAGCTTCTTTTTACAAGACCCGGAGCTTACGCTACAATACCTAAAGTTGCGACATTCGTTGAAGGTATGTCCAAAATGCCAGAAGGATATCAGGAGTACAAGCCTGAATACTTTTCAGACCTTTTTGTAACTATGACACCATTTAGAACACAGGAAGGAGTACCTCTTGCACTTAATCCTAACTTTGCCTTTCAGGACTGGTCAAGACTTAGCCTAAAGGATTTTGCTTCCTCTCTTAATCCTATGCTCAAGATACCGATTGAATTAATTACAGGAAAAGAAATATTCTTTAACACGCCAATCAGGGAAGGTAAATATGTAGAAGCACCAAGCCAACTTTCCTGGTGTAAAAAATTGCCGGATGATTTAATTTCTAACTTTGGAATGAAAGTAAAAAGAGATGGAAAACTTTATATGACAGAGCCTGCTATATATATATGGCGGCAGAATCCTCTTTTTTATAATCTTATGAGGCTTTATCCGGCAACAGAAAAACCAAAGACTCCATACGACTGGCTTTCAATATTTGCAGGTATAAAGTTCTTTCCTTATGAAGAGGATAAAGCAAAAAGGCAATATTATCAAGAATTCATAGATGAAATAAATAAAAGAATAGCTGCTGAAGAAACTGAGGAATATAAAATTCCAGACATAAATGAAATAGAGTATGCTTACAGACAAATCTACGGAGAAGAAATAGGTAAAAAGTACGACATTGAAAAAATAAAACTTATAAAAGCCCTTCTTGCTCTCCGTGGAGGGAAAAAGGTTAGTGGAGCAATGACAGCACTAAAACTTGTTGAAGAGCCTTACAAGGAAGAAATGTTAAAAACAAAAGGGAAAACCATAGGAGAACTTAAAGCGATGCTTGAAAGTTTAGGTATAAAACCGACAATGGAAGAAGTAAAAACTACTTTAAGCGAATAGGGGGGGGTGGAAATGGAATGGCCAGAAATAGTAAAATATATAGATACGGTAGCATTGATCACTATAGTATTCTTATTTGTCAGGGGATATATAGTAAGTAAGTATACAATCACCGGGCGAGAAAAGGCATACAGGGAAACACTTGAGCAAATCTGCACTGCACATAAAGAAACAATAAAGATGATAACAATTTCTTACGAAAAGAGTGTTGAAGATCTAAAAGATGTCATTAAAATCTTTAAAAAAGAAAATGGTATAAGATGATTATATTACAGGACCATACACCGGGAGGATTAGCTTCTTCTTCCTTTGGTGGAATTATACAGAGATTTACAAATAAATTAAGTTTAGGACTTTCTGATAATTCCCTAACAAATCAAGTGCTTGATGGATATGTGATTGATAAGATATACACAATCCCTTCAACAGTAAGAAGAACTGCTGAACAGGCTAAAATTAATAACTTATATTTCATAATAAACAATAATTCTCAACGGTATTTTAAAGATATACCTCCTGGATATTACGGAAAAATATCTGGTGCTTGTGCCAATGCACTGGAGAGACTTGGACGAACAAAAGATAATTCAGCAATAGCAATTATAAATGAACCTCATAAATTTGGCGATGAAAACTGGTATCTTGATTGTGTAGATTGGAGTAATTACTATATTAAAGGAAGATACCCACTAATTTTAATAAATGATGAATATAATTGCTATAACAATGACTATATCCTTGAAAATACAGGCTATATAAAAAATAGATTATTTGGAGTACATCTGCTTTCCTGTCTGGGCTATCCACCAAAATTAGAAATTGTAGAATATGCCGCAACCACTGCTGCTAAATGGGGGCTACCTGTTATCTGCACAGAGGGAGGATCCTGGTTTAAAAGCTATGAATCACTTGAAGGCTGGAATGTAATAAGAAAACTAATAGACAAATGCAATAGCCTAGATTATTTTGGTTGTGCCATAGTATTACCAAAAGTAAGTATAACTTGTAGAAAAAGTTACCCCTTACTAGGCTTTAGAGTCTATACAGATGACTATAAAAATTTAAAATCTGAAAGCAAATATTGGAATGATTTTGTAAATTATATAAAAGAATTTAAGGATATAAAAGAACCAATAATTGAGGATGATGATATGAAACTTGAACAATTTTATTATCAGGATAGACCGATAAAAAAAATAAAGGTAGATACCAAAGGATTTGGTATAAGATTTTTACGAGCCTGTTTTAGATTATCTGACAGTAATGTATTTGATGCAGCACTTACAAGTGAGGTTAGCTTATATCAAGCCAATAAAGGGCTTTTAGTTGACGGTATAGTGGGACCGGAAACTTTTGCGAGTATTAAAAAAATGGAGGATTTTGCTTTAAATTATTGTTGGGTTCATAGCTTATGGGCTAGGGGATTATAATGGATTATGATTTATATTTTGTTAAATTAGGTTATAAATATTCTGTTCAATATCATAAAATTATAGTTACTGATTTCCAGCGTCATGTATTCCCTTTTGATAGAAAACAATGGGATGGAAAGATAGGTCCGATAACTAAAGGTAGAATGGAAGTATTCGATAAAGATAATTACTGTCCAGAAGTTTTTGAACCGGTACTGGGAAATATTGAAAATATAGATTGTTATGAACTTGAAAAATATTGTCTTACCCTAAGGTTATCTGGTCTCTCATGGGCTTTTATAGATGCACAAAATTTATATGATGTAAATGCACTGCATAATATAGCTCACGCTATTTTAGAGAGTACAAGTGGTACTTCCTTTATAGCACGTATGAAAGCGAATCTCTACGGATTTAAGGCTTATGATAGCTCTCCTTATTCTAGTGCAGGAAGATTTAAAGATTATCCAGACTGCATAGATACATGGACAAAATGGATGATAGAAAATTATCTGATTGAAGGTGGAAAATATTATAATGGCAATTGCGAGCAGGGGATAAATGTAAAATATGCAACTTCTCCAATTGCCGGAATAAACAAGGCTTTTATAGTGCAAAATTTAAGGGAAAAAATAAGGAGGTGAAATAATGGATTTTAAATTTTTACTCAATATAGATTTACTTACCTTCTTGTTAATATTTATAGTATTTGGTATTTGGGAAATCATAAAAGTTACTACCAAGAAAGATATTGACTCAAGAATCATAACTTCAGTAAATGGTGCTATTGCTGTTATATTTGCAATTCTTGTAGTGGCAGCAAAACTTGATACCAATGCATTTTCAGTTATGGTTAAAGCTGGTGCAGTGTTTGCTTGTGGTTCTTTTTATGACTTACTCAAAGCCTATGGTGCTATAAAATAGAATTAAGGAAATTAGGGAGTAATGATATTATGTATTATTGCTCCCTTTCCTAATTTTCTTATTATCTCCTTATTATAGATAAAGATTCCTCCTGAAATATCTCCAATCCAGGAATTTCCCTAGCTCCATTTCTAATAGCCTGATTGATTGCTACTCGGTTAATCTCTTTATATATATCCGGCACTTTGCTAAAATCTATGAGTTCCCAATTCCATACTTTTCTTACCTGTGTATCTCCCATTTTTGTTTCTGGTCTCTCTAAGATAATTGGAGCTTTAACTTCATGCCCTGCTCTTTCGTGAGCTTCCTGTATTTTTCTACGTCTTTCTTCCTCTTTAGCTATCCTCTCCTGCTCAGCTCTTCTCCAAGATAAAATCTTTTCAGTTAGTAGTTTTCTTGCCTGAGTGAGTGGTTCGCTTAATTGTCTGAATGTATTATTTATTGCTTTAAGCGACTCGTTTAAAGGCTTTGTAAATTCAAGTCTTTTTGCTTCTACCCTATTCTCTACATCTTTTATTTTTCTAAGAAACTCTGAAGCTAAATCTACATCTTGAGCAGATTTTATAACATAACTATCTGCTTGCTTTAGTAATATAGAGGTTTCTTCTTCAATTACTTTTACATCCTTTTCTGGTATTCCCATGACGACCTCCTTTCTTAATTTATTTTTTAAATTTTACAGTCTGTCCTGGTTCTGGAACTAAATCTTCAGGATCCCTCTGCCCCATGGCTTCTGTCGCAGTCTTTTCTGTTATATTCTTTTTCACCAATTCTGTCTTGTATTCATAAGAATCATACCCAGTTATATCCTTTATTTTCTTAACTACCATTTGTAAATTGATAACTTCTGTACGAATACTATTGATCCAGAGATTGTACTCTGTAAGTTCTCTTTCTAGCTTTACTATTCTTCTTTCCATTTCTTTTTTAAACATTTTTCTCCTTTCTTAATTTTTTTAATTCTTATATCTCTATAATGGTAAGATCGGGATATTTATATTCAAATAATTTTCTTTTTAAAAGATATACCTTATTTTTAAATCCCTTAGTATCCTCTATAACTATTTTATTTATTTCGTTATATTTAAAATCTGCCATATATTTTATAGCTCTATATGTTTCGCCAAACTTTTTAAAGGTAGGTTGCAATTCAAATACTGGTTGGAGTTCCAAGTTTTTAATCTTGCCTACCCTTTCAAGTAATTTTAGCTCCAAGTACCTATTGGCTTCTTTTTTACTAGCAAAAATAATATTATCTATTATAGTTTTCTTGCTAAGATATTTACTTTTTGTATTTACTTTCATTTGTTCTTGTTCATATTTTTAGTTGTTTTTATTACTCCGCCCAAATATCCTAAAAATTTACGATTTGTATTTTCTTCCACCACTTTAAATTCTTTTTCTATTAGAGATTTGAAATACTCTACTATTAATGTAGTCATTTCATCTAAATCAAGTAATAAATTTTTATCTATTAATTTCCCTACATCCTTTTCAACTTTATTCCAATCTACCATTTTTTAACTCCTTCTTTGGGGATTAATTGAAGGATAGCTTCTATAAAATCTTCATTTTGATATGCTTCTTCTTTATTTTTTACTTGATGTTCTTCCATTAAATCTTCTACCTTCCCCCTATCTAATGTTTGTAATTTGGATAAGAGATTGGTGGCTAGAGGCTCGAAGAATTTGTCTTTCCACTCATCTTCATTTTTATAATATTCCCCACTTATAGTTGCCAATGCTTTTGCAACCATATATTCACCGTGAATTTTCTTTAGTTCCTCAATTGTAATTTCTCTATTATTTTTCATCTTGTTTCCTTTCTAATAAATAATTCCTCTTTCATCTAAAGATTTTTTAAGCTCATCATTTTTATCATTCACACACTTAAATGCGATTTCTAAATCTTCTATCTGCTTTTTGAGTTCAGTGTTTTCTTTTTCTAATGCCCCTATTTTATCTAATCTAATTTCGGCAGAACGTTTAAATTCGCCCCTTTCTTTTTCAAGTTTATTTACATAAATATCACTTTTTTCTAATTCATTTGCTAACTTAATATTATCTTCTTTAATCATACTTGTTGTTTCTTTAATTTCTTCTTCTAATTCACTCATTTTTATCCTTTCTTATATTTTTAATTTTCTTAAATAAACTATTTCGCCATTATCCAGTTTACCCAATTTCAATCTTTTTTCTTCGTGAGGGCATATTTTTTCATTACAAGGATACAACGAACCCAACATATCGCCACCGTCTAAACCACCAATAAGTATTTGTCCACATTCTTCAAAACAATATTTTTTTACTAATTCTTTCTGAATTGTACATATTCCAAAAATCATTACTTATTCCTTTTCTTACCGCCATTTATCCTCCATACTTATTGCTTCTTTATCTAATATACGACCTCTTGGCATTTATCATCCAATCCTAATAATTTTTTATATTTTCTATTTTCAAACATATTTATAAATTGATTAAAGCTTATCCCCTGAAACCATCTATGATTGTTTACCCATTGAGATAATGGTATTAATTTTCTATCCTTTGAAAAGTTATATCTCATAACATAAGCATTTTGATTTCTTGATTTTAAATAATTAGCTCTAAATAAATCTTCTTTGAGTGTGGTATCAAACCCAGTAAGCATTAACCAAGTACAACGATTAATTCCATTTTTTTGTAGTAGTGTAATTGCTCTATCAATTGAATCAAAATAAGATAGATCATCAAAGGCAAAATGGAGGTCTTTATGTCTAATTGATTTCAATTCATTTACTAATTCTTGAGTAAGTAATCTGCAATCTAATCCCTGATTAAAATCTAATCTGATTTTATTTTCTCTTGCCTGTTTGCAGATTAGTCTAAAATGTTTAGGCAACGCTAGAATATTATTATCAAGTAAAACTATATCTTTGCTTTTGCCATCCCATAAATCCAGAAGATCCCCCACTCTTCTTATTTTACCTTCCTTCTCCGGCACAACACACCAGGGACATTTTCTAATACAACCACGACTACAAAAGCCCATATTAATTCTTGGTTTAATTTGTTCAATTTTTTCAGGTAAGGTAATACGTAGTCTATATCCACTACCTCCAATAAAAGCTTTACTACAATATTCATACTCAAAACATTTATGTTCGTTAATTTTAAATATACAAGAAACATAAACCCTATCTACCAAATGAGTGTATAGGGGCATATCCCATATAACTTCGTCACCCATATCTAGATGATATTTCTCAATCTTTTTAAGTGCTAAATTCGGCATTTTTTTACTATCTATGTTTATTAATAATACTTTCATACCAATAACTTACTAAAGCTAAAAATATAATAAATGTTATAAATGATAATTGTTTAATCATTTATATATAATTTTTCTCTTAACATTTGATTTTCCGTAGATAGCTTTCTAAAAAATTTTGGTAAGTATTCATTATTTATCTTATTTTTATGTAATTTTTTTGGTCTCAAAATTTGATTAATACCATAATTATTATTTTTGATATTAATTGTATATAAGCCATAGGGACTATTTTCTAGCTTCGTTTTAATATCCTCAAATTCTATTGGCACTAAAAAATTAAATTCATTTGGTATAAATTCTTTTAAGTGTCTATCAAATTCCCAATATCCTAAATAAGTTCCATGTTTGGTAACTTTCGTATTACTGCCATGACAACCAAAAATGGTCTTGCTTTTTATAATATTTAAAATAATATTTACTTCATTTAATAAATCACTTCTAGTTAATTTTATTTCAAATTCGGCAGCATAGAGAGTTCTTCTTATGCCTAAAACATCAGAATTGTTTAAACTTTCCGTAGCAACACCAAGATAATTCCACCTCCAAAGCATTTTGGAAACCAAAAAAGTCTTTACTTTATTTATATCTAGTAAATTATTATTCATCTAATCACCCCCACAGGCACATCTTCTTTTACTCCAAAACTAAAAGCTTCTTCTAGACTACTATGGTATAAATCTAATCTATTACCCTTAATGGCATATCCGCAATCTACAGCCAGGGCTTCTATAATCTTACCGTCAATTTTTATAAATATAGTTTTTCCATAAGGTATGACATCTGGGTCAACCGCTACAAAATTAAAATGTTTTGTCCAGTCTTTGTTTAAATCTAATCCTATCGCAGTTATGTTATTACAACCCTCATCATTTTGCGTGTAGGCGGTTATGGTAAACTTATCCCATTCAATTTCACTTTGATATTCGGTTACAATTTCCCTTTCCCTTATAATCCTATCCACATATCTAACTTCTACTTTGGGATAATTTTCTATCAGGTAGATTACAAGTATTCCCACTATCAGGGTTAGAATTATAAGTAGTGCTATAGTTCTTTGTAGTAAAATTAATTTATGATTCATTGTTCTTCCTCTTCAAGGTTCTCTTTTCCCTAAATTTTTTTATCTGTCCCTCTAGTGGATAATTAATATGTTCGCTATAGGAAAATCCACATTTCCAACAGTTGCCTTCATCTGGCTCAACTTTATCAAATCTATCCCAAATACTATCAGCAGATATGCCCTTATAAAAATGCCAGCTTTTTATAGAACCACATTGTGGACAATATCTCATTTAATCCTCCTAATCATTTTTTACCCTCCTTTACCCAGATTTCTACTTCTCCAAAATCCTTACTATATTCAAAAGTCTGCTTAAAATCTTTTAGTTCCAATATTTTTTGCATTCTTGCAAACGGTGTCGGTACTTTTATCCCATAACCTTTTCTTAAAATTGAATTGAATAGATTTAATAAATAACCTCTACTTTCTATAAAACTAATAATTATGTAATTGCCAGTTTTCCATAACCAACCTGAATACTTATCAGAAGTAAATCCAAATTCTTTACCTCTATCAGTATCAATATTTATAATTCCATCTATCATTTATTAGCCTCGTAAAATGTTTGTGCAAATCCTGGTGGTGTTATTGCCCTACGTTCCTTTCTATTTTTACCGGATATCCAAGATATGGGAGTCTGTTTTTTTGTGCTATTTGAACCTGTGTGCTCAACTGGATTTATTATTTTAGGCTCTATACCCAGCGGAAACATCGGTATATTAAATTTTCCCCATAAATAAGTCTTTTTAGTATATGGGTCTCCAAAATTAAATGGATTAAACTTATATTCCGGTCCTCCCATAAATTCTTTCATTTTGCCTATAGGATTTTCAAGACACCAGAACACTGGATTGGTATTATAAATAACCCGGAGGCCCTTAACCAGGATTTTTGAGTGCATAAATACTTCATCAGATGTCCGGGATTTCCAAAACCTCACACCGGCTATAGACCATATATCACAAGGACAAGCAAAAAGTATTCCGTATGGATTTAGACCAATACAAAAATTTACAACTTTTTCATCAAGCAAATCATAGTAAGGCAGCGTAATATTATATACGATATACCCATTATCGGCGTAGGGGTTACTCCAAGCACCGGTCCCTCCACATAAATCTAATATAATTTTATCCTTATTATCTATCATTTAATTAACTCCAATTGCCTATATGTATTTGCTATTTCCCTATTTGCCATATCACAATATTTTGGATTTATATCTATACCTATAAAGTTCTTTCCCTGCTTCTTGGCCACAATTGCGGTAGTCCCTCTTCCCATAAACGGATCCAAAACTATACCGTTTTCAGGACAACCTGCTTTAATTATTGGTTCAATTAATTCTTCTGGGTATACCGCAAAATGAGCCCCTGAAAATGATTTTGGTGGAACCTGCCAAACACATCGTTTATTGCGGCCCTCGGCATTGGGCTTTTTTATTCCTTCTGTATGCTTGCTTCCATTAACAGAATACATACCACTTTTATGTTTATTGCCAGAGAAAACGGGATATTTATATCTACCAATATACTCTAAATTCATTGGTTCAAACTGCTGTTCAAACCAGTATTTCTTATTCTTTACAAAAAAGAATACATACTCAAAATCTACTGTAAATCTATCTTTAACCGAAGCAGGCATACAATTTGGTTTGTACCAAATAATTGTATTACGTAAAATCCAACCACGATTAACCATTTCTATTGCAAATCGGAAGGGTATCATAATGAGGGATTTATCCGGTAAAATAGTCTTAATTTTAATTGGCATTGAATTATCTGCATCTTGGGAGAATTTTGGTTGTTTACCGTATAAATCACCCTTACCCTGTCTACCGGAAACAGTTGAATAGGTATCTCCAATTATTACCCAGCAGGTCCCGTCTTTTTTTAATATTCGTTTTACCCCATCAAAAATATTACAAAGTTTATTAATATATTTTTCAAAGGTAGGTCCAAGTCCGAGTTGCCCCTCAACTCCATAATCTCTTAAAGCCCAATAAGGTGGAGAGGTTATACAGCAGTTGATAGATCCACTATCTATTTGTTTTAAGATTTCTGAATTAGCACCGCAATATATTTTATTTAGTTCTAACAATTAATCCTCGCAATTCTCCTAATTTTCAATCATATCTTTTATATTTTGCCTTTTTGCTTTTGCTCTTTTTGATAACTAAATCGTACAAAATATCATCCCACCTAAACAATCGCTCATATTTATATTCAACATCATATTTTCTTTTTATGTAGGCACATACATCAGTCAAATGCTTCATTACCTTATCAATTTTATCAAAGTCCTTTTTAAATCTTTTTACCCAGTAGTACTTATCTTCAATTTCCTCAGCTAATTTATCCTTGCCCTCAGTCTCCAAGCGTTCTATAACTACATTCGCATAAAAAGTCTCTATAAGTAGGGCTTCGTCTTCAGATATATTTGAGCGATATTGCTCAGCATCGCTCCATTCCTCGAACTCCTCTCTAGTCATTCCTCTTTTTTCTGCTAGTTCCTCAACTTTTCTCCATACCTTTGAAATAATATCGTTACTCATTTTTTATCCTTTTTTAAATAATTTTCATCTGCCACATCGGCATCCTTAAATTTCTCAAATCCTCGTTGAAAAAAATCCTTTAGTGTCCATTTATAATTAAACCAATGATCCTCGCTTTTTAGAATTTCCGAATAGATATGAATTGTGTCTTTTATCTCATCTATAGTGTAGTCTTCTAGTTTTTCATTTATCTTACTGATAGTCGCTTGATCTAGTTTCTTATGAATTATTATTTTTTTCTTATTCCAGTAGTTGAAAATGTCTATATATATATTATTTTGTATAAGTTTCTTTTGTATAGTTTCTTTTGTGTGTGTCTGTATAGATAACTTCCGGTTATCTGTTTGGATAACTTCGGTTATCTGTTTAGATAACTTTTCCTTTAAATCTCTGTATTTGTTACCTATTTGGATAACTTTATTAGTTATCTGTTTGGATAACTTCCATTGTTCATAATCTTTCTGTATTCCTAATATTTTTTTATTCTTTTCAATTGCATTTGTTATCATATTTTTTGCTTTTAACTTTTTTATCGTCCTGCTTACATTGCATTTATGAATATCTAATTCTTTTACTATCTGCTTCTGTGAAATCCAATCCTGTTTTTTTTTATATCCATAAGTTTTTCTTAAAATAAACCAAAATATCCTGTGTTCATAATCAGATAAAGGCACTTTATATATAGCTTCTAAAAGTTCATTAGCAATTTTGGTATGTCCATTTTCGGTTTGTGGAGAAGCAGCCATATCATTTATTTCTCCCCATATTGTTTTCCTCTATCTCTTCTTCTGATTTTATTTTACCTGTTATTTGTACCTTAGAATCTTTTAAATCTATTCCGACTGTGAATGCTTGGATATATTTTGTCTCTCTTTTTTGTCCATGCTTATCTTCCCAGACATTTGATTTTATAAGACCTATTACTATAATTTTATCTCCCTTTGAGAGACTTTCTGTGCAGTTTTCAGCAAGCCCTTCCCAGACAGTTACAGGGAATAAGGTACCCTGCACTGTCTTTTCAGTAACCTTAATCACCATATTGCAGACTGCCTTGCCATTATCGGTATATTTCAACTCGGGGTTTTTTATTAAGACCCCGGAGCAACAGTATGGTATATTCATTTTGAACTCCAAGATTTACACTTAAATTTTTCTATTCTATTTCTTCTATCTTTCCTAGATAAAATAAAATTTTCTTCTAAAAATAATTTGAATTTTGATATTTCATCTTCTGACATTGAAACGATATGTTCTTCTATGTAGTCTACAATTTGCTGTTCTATGCTTTGCATTAAATCTCCTTTTAATTAAGTTTTAATAAATAACCAGAAGAATATTTATCGCATTTATGTTTTTCATCATTAGTATATTCATCACACCAACTACACTTAAATTTAAAGTGCCTTCTTTTTGCCTCAGATTCCAAATCAATGCTATAAAAAATATTCTGCCAGTTTATTTCTTTTTGTTTTAATTTTTTTCTATAAATATAGGCTACATCGTCATCCCAGATACCCTGATATTGCTGCCACCCAAAACCACAATAATTACAATAGGAATAATCGGGTTCTAATTGTTGACCCTCGCAATCCCTATCGCCATTTTCAAAATAATAAGCAATATGACCACAAGCAGGACAAACATTTCTTTCTTTTCCCATCTTATATTTCCTTTGTTTTAAATTTTCCTAATAGGAATTGCTCTATGACATCGCCTTTCAACTTTGTGAGGATTAGACTTTTAGGATATTTTTTCATATATCTTTTTTTAAGGTCCTCAATAGATGGGATCTCTTCTTTTTCTTTATCTTTCTTTGGTTCTTTGGGCTTTTCTTTTAATATAGGAGATTCTTTTTTTTCTTCTTGGGTAACTTCAGCTTTTATATTATTTTTGTTTTCGATAGCAACAGTTTCTTTTAATTGAATTAAACCTTGATTCTGTAAAATAGATAAGTCCATCTCTTCAGGGGAATAAATACCGGATATACAAAATGATTTTCTGAGACACTGCGATTCTGCGACTTTTGATATCATAGTCCTTCTTTTTGTTTTCCATAAAGACTGGCCAGTAGAATATTCTTCTTCCCACACGGTAACAGTTATGGGATGCTCAAAGTCTTTTCTGTAAACCGTGCAGGTAGCAGAATATTGAAATGGTTTCTCAAAATTGACATAACTTCCTATCTTCTTGTCATAGTAAGAAACTTTAAAAGGTTGGTCTATCTTAAAGACTTGTGTGTCCATTCCATTGAATAGATTTACTACATTCTTATTTTCATCTAATCTTTTTTCTCTTTGTCCTATTTTTAGAAATCCGTCTCTACCTGCATATATCTGAGCTGGCTGCCCGGCATATTTTACGCACCATATTTCTTTAGTCAGGATATCAAGGCCATATTTTTTTGACATATAAATAAGAAGGGCAAACTCTTCAGGCGTGGCTTCCTTTGCATACATACTTTTTATAAGCTGAATTTCATCACTGTTGTATCTAATTTCATCTCTCTTAACTACCTCGTAAGTTTCTTTTTTTCTTTTGAATATACTCAACAAACCCATAATTTATCCTTTCTTAAATTTTAATTATTTTTACTCCATCAACGTAAGAAGTTAAAATTATAAAAAAAGAAATTTTTTCTCTATTTAAGTCATATATTAAATGTTCTAAATCAACTTGTGCATCTCTAGCAATAATAAATACGATATACTTTCCGTCAGTTTCTATTTTTATTTTATTTCTGAATATACCTACTAAAAGTCTAAATAAGAATTTCATTTTAATCCTTTCTTACTTGTTATTAATTTTACTAACTCATAATTTACACAGAATGGTTTTTCTCTTATTGGCCCTATAATTATTTTATTTTCTTTGCAACTACCACGGTCATATTTGCCTTGATTATTTTTAATTTCTTTATTATTGTTTATGCAATCTGTCATAAAGCAAACTACTTTATATTCCTTCATTGGAGTTACCTTTCTTTTAATAATGTGTCAAAAAATGGTTCACCAATTTTTTCCTGTTTATTTATTTTTATCATTCCCCTATCATATAGAGCTTTTACAACTTCATCTAAAGACCTAACTGATATTTCTTCATAACCTTTTATCAAGTCAATATCTAATATATATTTCATTTTTTCCCTTTCTTTTTAAAATCCTCTAAAACTTTAAAGTAAACTTTTTTATCTTGGGGCCTGCATAATAAATAATAACCACAATATTTAGGGCTGCACCACCAACCATTCGTATCTCTATCCCAGGAGCCGGATTTTCTACAGTCAGCAATTTGTATTGCAATATTACCTATATCTTCAAGACATTGGCTGTAGTGTTCATCTGTCCTCTCGACAGGGAATCTCTCGTATTTAGGACCTTTTTTTAAATGTATTAAATAATCAAACCATAAAGCGGAAGGCTTTTTCCCATATTCATATAGGTATGAAAGTCCATAAGTTGTTAGCTGATTGTCATTTGCAAGAGCATTTTTGTCCGGTGTTTTGCGTGATATTTTATTATCCCCAATTTCTTCCTTGTCAGTTATAAAATCAATATAAGTGCGTAGTGCGTAAGGCTTATTTTCAAATTCTATTTCAATCTTTTTTTGAACTGCTATAGGCTGGATTGTTTTTTGAACCTTCAGTTCCTTGTAGTAATTTTCAAGGACTTTATATCCCATATCCTTTACTTGTCCTGGCTTTTCTTCTTGCCAGTTTACAGATTCTCTTTCGGGACTGTTATCAAAACTATCGTAGTAGAATTCAATAAAATCGTTATAATCAAGATCGGTGTAGCTTTCTATTTTCTGCTCAAAATTAAAATCCAGTGCTTTGTGTCCTATGTTTCCAAGATACATAGTCCAAGGGGGTGGTATTTTTAGCTTTTCCTCATATCTTTTACAGTACTGCATCCGGCAGCGTTTAAACATATTAATTTGAGTATGACTTAGAAAATATAAAGGCAAATCCATATTTTTACTCCTTACTAATTTTGTTTTTCATTTATTAGCCTCGTAAAATGCTCTTGCAAATCCTGGCGAAGTAATACTTCTTAAAGCTCCCCTGTCTTCCGATGGTGGCATATAATGTATTGGATTTTTACCTATTGGTTCAACAGGATTTTTTATTGGTATATTAAAATTACCCCATAGGCAAGTTTTTTTAGTGTATGGGTCGCCATAATCACAGGGATTAAAATACATTTTGGGTTTTCCCAAATATCTTGAAAGCCTGCCAACGGGATTTTCCAGAGCCCAGAAAACAGGATTAGTTATTAATATAATTCTGCAACAGGCATCAACTATTGCCAGAGCCTCTAATAATGCTTCCTGTCCCTTTTCAGTAAACCATCTTGCACCACTTATAGCTAAATGGGTACAGGGTGGGGCTGCTAAAATTCCATAAACATTTTTTGGTGGCGTATAGGTTCGAACATCAAAATAAGGTAGAGTTACATTTATAATTCCATATCCATTAAAGAAATATGGTCTACTCCAAGCTCCTGTACCACCGCATAAATCCAAAATTATTTTATTATTATTTATTGTCTTCTGATATATTATATTGTCTAGGTGCGTATTTTCTACTGTCTTTACTGCATTCATTTAAACTCACCTCTTTTTGTTTTAGATGTGAAAACATTATCTGAGCTATAATATCTATAGCCTCTTTTTTGGATATATTCATTTAAGATTACCTCTTGCCTATTAAACTCCAGACTCTTGTAGGTATTTTTAGGGTTTTAAACCACTTGTGCAGGCCACCTGTCGAGATTTTTACATTTAATTCATCTTTGAGATATTCTATTATCTCAATAAATGTCAGGTCTTTTTCTATGTATAATTCCATTAGGTAGTCTCTGATGTCTTTATCGGTTTTTTCTTCAATAAGTAGCATTTTTGGGGTCTTCATATTTAGTATAACCTTTCTATTTTTGTTCATTATTTTTAGTTCCAGAATAATTTTACTAAATTTGAAAGTGAATGTCAATATAAATTTGAAGTTTTTTTACTAAAATGTTAAAAAAATGTGGTATAATGAAATATATTCATATTTAGAAAGGACTTATAATGAATGATAGAAACAAACAGATTGGGTTAAAAATTAAAATAGCAAGAATAATTGCAAAAATCGACCAGGAAGAACTTGCTAAAAGAATAGGAGTTGAACCTGTAACGGTATCAAGAATGGAGAGTGGTTCAAGAAATATTACTGCGGTTGAAATAGAAAAATTATCCAAGGCACTCAATCGCCCGCTATCTTATTTCTATGAGGGGAAGGAAGAAGAATATCAAAAAGCTGATAATCTTAGAGTAAACTTTAAAGATTTAGATTCCAAAGATTTAGAGGCAATTGAAAGAGTAGTATCTCAAATAAGGGAAATAAAAAGAGAAAAAGAAGAACCTGAAGAAGAATCTGGGGAAAAAAGGGGAAGAATTTAAAGTCTAATAAAAGTAAAATAATTGATTTGGATAATTATAAAAGAAAACATAAAAAAAATTGTGCTTGATTATGAAAAGATAAGAAATGAAGAAAACTAAAATATTTCTGGTAGTTTTGATTATAATAATTTTTATGGCTTCTTCTGGTTGCAAAGAAAAAGAGGAAGAAAAAAACTATCAAATTGTAGTTTATTATATAGACTGGGATAAGGTAAAACTCATAACTGGTATATTTAAATATGCGAATAAGGAAAAAGAAGTCCAGTTACTTGAAGAAGCTATTATTGATAAAAACACTACAGTTGAACACTTTTATGCGAAGGAAATAATAAGTTATACGGAAAAAAGTATTAGATTTATAGATAAAAATAATGTGGAAATGTTTATCTCAGCAGATTATATAAAAGTAAGAGAATATTAACATAAATTATTATGAAAACCTGCTTTTGCTATCACAGATACTCAACAGACCGGCAACAGGATGGCTATTCTCTTGATATTCAGAGGAATGTAACCGTAAAACTGGCAAAAAAATATAATCTTAATATCATTGATATTTATGAGGATAAGGGAATATCAGGAGCTACTATTGACAAGAGGCCCTCTATGCTGCAACTTTTAGATGATTTAAAGGAAATGAAACCTGATTATATCTTATGCGTTGACCAGGATAGAATAGCCAGGGGTAATGACTTCTGGTATATAAAATCACTTATGGCTAAAACTAACACGTCCTTTATTACTGAAAAGGAAGGAATAATTGATTTTTCAGATATAACAAAAGATGCTCTTTCAGATATGATGGGTGTCTTTGCAAAATTGGAGCGTTCTATGATCACCAGAAGAATAAAAAGGGCAATAGAGGAAAGAGCAAGCAAGGGTAAGATGATAGGAAATTTAACTAATATTTTAGGTTACGATTGGAAAAATAAAAACATAGAAATAAACCAAAATGAGGCAAAGATTATAAAGGAAATATATAGTATGTATCTTGAAGGAAATGGCTATAAAGTAATTTCTCAAACACTAAATAGAAAGGACATAAAGGGTAAGCGTGGAGGCAGGGTAACAACAGAATTAGTTAAATATATCCTGACAAATCCCATATATATAGGCTATGTGCGCCATGGCACTAATCTTTATAAAGGGATCCATAAACTAATAATTAGTAAAAATAATTTTTATAAAGTGCAGCAGCAACTTGCTACATTCAAAAAGTATAACACTACTAAACCGGCAAAGTACTTACTTACCGGATTTTTAAAATGTGCAAACTGTGGGGCAAATCTTGGGGGAAGCAGGAAAAAACTTAACCATGGAAAACATAAACCTATATATTCCTGCATTGGATACAGGCAGGGGACCTGTAATAGGTCTGTTTATGTAAATGCTAGCTTGATAGAAGATGTTGTAACTGAAAAAGTACTGGATTTTATTTGTAAAAATGAAAAAGCTATAAAGGAAAAGATACTGACTCTTGCCGATAACTTCCCCAGTCAAGCTATTAATATTGAACCTAAAAAGAAAAAAATAAAAATAAAAGTAGACAAGCTGCTTGATGAATACCTGGATAATTTTATAGATAAAAAAACCTACAGAGATAAAACAATGGAGCTTAATAAAGAGCTAAAACTACTTGATAAGAAGATAAATAATATAATAGGTTATGACTTTAATATTTTGGCCGGCACTGACTTAAAAAATTTATTTTATGATCTTGATGTAGATAAAAAAAGAAAGATACTGTCAATATTTTTGGATAAGGTTATAATTAGTAGAACCAGCAGAGTCAAAGAAAATATTAAAAATAGGTCTGAATTTTACTGGAATGAAATAGTAACCAATTCCTGATATTAGCTAATGCATATACTAAGAAATGATTACCATTCTTTATTCCTTTTCATATATGTTGCCAATGACTTCTAAGTCATCGTCACCTTTATTAAAATAACTCTCGGTTTTATCTTCCCAAATTCCATAAACCCCATAAAAATTATGTTCTATTCCATCGGGGTCATTGAAATAGGAGAAGCCTATTTTTACTAAACGAATTCCAATATCGTCTTTAACAATATCCCCTTCATAAATCTCTTTACCATTTTTATCTTTTAATCCTGTATATTGCATGAGAACAACTGTAGAATTTGAATGTGGTTTTCCTTTAAAATCTCTTGCAGTTTCCCATACAGGATTATGGGGGAATTGTTCTCTTTGATATGGTTCACCTACCATTACACCTACTTCTTCACTTTTTATACCTATTGTTTCGCAATACCCAAAGTGTAGTGCTTCTACTGGTAGCATCTTCTTTTTTAAAATATCCCAAACTCTAAATTTAATTTCTCTCATAATTTCCTTTCTTAAAAATAGACTTCATCATATTCAATTAGATTAAATCCATTGGCCATTAGATACTCTTTCAGGTCATCCCAATTGCAATCAACCGGGTTATCTTTTCTATATTTGTCTATTGCATCCTGGACAATCTTGTAAGGCTTGTCTGTTTCCACAACACCACAAACTGCATCTGTGTCTGCATCTACAATTATGAATATTTGATTAGGCATTATTTCATCTCCTTTCTAATTAGAATCCAGCTATTCTTACTACTTTATAAACATTATTATCTTGTAACATAAAATTAAGTTTCAATGGAATTTTCCACTTTCTAATAATAACATCTATAAAGTGTATTTTATTTTTAGTATCTCTTTCTTTAACCTCTGCAATATCCTGGTGTAAAAAGTGTACCAATGTATGAATATAAAATTCTATATAGTCATCGTGTTTATCAGGTTTACTTCCGCACTGTTCCCACCATTTAAAAATATCTTTTTTAGTCTTTAACACTTTTTATCTCCTTTCATTTTAAACATTGTTTATAACGCTTATTTAGTTCTTGGATTTCATAATTCCAATTGAATTTATATTTACCATAATAATTATCGTAGCAATTACCTAAATTATGTTTCTCTAAAATATCATAATTATCTTTATGATTGCCACAAAATTTGCCATTGCTCCAGGCCTCTTTAATTGCCTTGCAATAATCAATAAAATATTTATTAGCTTTAGGTATTAATTGATTTATTACACTGCATTGTAATTGTACTTTTTTAATTTTACTTTCTGGAGTCATCTCTTATCTCCCATTTATCTCGGTTTCCTTTTGACATTCAGAACATACAATTTTTTTATCAAGGTTCATTAAAAAATTTAGAGCTTCAATCTTTACATCCTTTTTACAAATACTACAGTTTTGAATTGTATAACTCATCTTTTATCTCCCTTCATTAATAATATTTAATCAAGGTATATCGCTATACCCTGAATGAATACTATTGATTTTATTCTTTCCAGTCCGGAGTACCCACTTTTTGTTCTTTAACCCACTTTGTAAGTTCTCCTAATTTTTTATATAGTGGGGTATAATAATTTGTGCAACTACTTCGTCTTTCGTCTACCAATGTTTCTATCAATTTCCAATTACTTACTTCATTTAATTCTTTAATTGTCCATCTATAACGAAACATAATTTCACCTCCGATTTACTAAGTAAATTATTTTATAATCTTCGCTATTGCCTATTAGTAGTAAGTATATGTGTAAATTCTTAATTAATTATGTGTGCTTGTTAACATTATGTCTGCTCTAATTCTTTTTCTAATAGGCAATGGCCAGGATTATCTATACTTTAGTATATTGCTTGATTAACTCACTTGAGGGCATCTCCTCAAAATGTAAATCTCTCTCAATTCCTAACCCAAACGGTCCTTTATAGCTTTCAAGCTCTTCAAGACTAAATGACCCCCATTCATCGCAATGATCCCCAAATAAAGATACATACCCAAAAAAGATTTTATCCACTGCGCTGTACTCTGTAGCCAGCCAGGTCCCCAGTCCAGCAGGATTAAAAAACTTTGCTATTATAACCGGGTCTTTAACTTCATCTTGGCTGCCAACCTGCCTAAATCTTTCTTCTAATTCTTTAGTCATTAATTTCATTTTTCTTTCCTTTCCTTTAATGATATTATATTAACCCTTGTCTTTTCGTGTCTTAAATGCGATTGTAGTAATTCATTTTTTGTGCTTTTACTTATTTAAACTTCTCCATTATTTTATTTGTTACTTCCAGGACTTTTTCAAGGTTTTCAGTAAAGGTTTTTTTATCCTTTCCCCAGTGTAAAATATAATCTTTTGAGAATGGATTCTCTAATCCTAGGCTTTTTGCAACCATATAACTAACTGCTTCGGCCTGGACTTCTTTATCCTGTTTTGTAAACTCTCCGTTTGAGTGATCCGCTAACACGTGGGCGTATTCATGTAGAAGTGTTAAAAATCTGTTATTATAATCCCTAGTGGATTTTATTGTAATTTTGTCAGGGGTTGCTGTCCCCTCTGGTCTACCATTATTATTTTCAATTACTTTTATACCTTCATTTTCAATTTTATCTTTTAGCTTTAGATATTCATTTTTAAAATCATTGCCTATTGAGTAGTAATAATCGGTTATTATATCTTTAGCTTTTTCTGTTTTTGTGGTCTGGCTAATATCGAAAACGCTTACAGGTATAAAATAAATTCCCTCTTCAACTTCTACATCATCAGGAATAGAATCATATTTATTTATAAATACTGTTTTGTCATTATTTTCATAATATTTATAAAATCTTGGAGCTAATATTTTAATTGCTTTACTACCTTTATTAATTATAAAGCCTTGATCTTTCCAGGTAACATAACCGGCAACATAACTGGCCTCTGGATTCTGGAAATAAATTAGAAGAGTATTATAAAAACTATAATGTCTGAACCTTGCAGCAAACTCTAAATATTTTAAAAGTCGCTCACTCTTTCCGGTTTCTAGCTCTGAAAATAGAGACTCAACTGCATCATCAATTTTATTTTTTATTTCCTGGTCTTTTATTTTGTTTTGCATCTTATAACATTCCTTTATTTTTAAAGCTGTAATAATTATTTTTACCGATAATAATATGATCTAGTAAACTGATCCCAAAAATATCGCAGGCTTTTTTTATGCGTCCTGTTATTTCAATGTCATCGTTTGAAGGATCAGAGTCTCCTGATGGGTGATTATGTACCATTATTATTGATGCAGCATTACTTAATATAGCGGCCTTTAGTACTTCCCTAGGGTGAACTATAGATGTATTTAGTGAACCTTTAGAAACCATTTCGATACTTTTAATATTGTTTTTTATATCTAAACAAAAACAATATAAATGCTCCTGGCTAAGCGTCTGCATCTCTAAAGGTTTTTTAAAGCAATAATCAACAACATTTTCAATACAGACGAAATTTAGTTTTTCGGAGATCCGGCTCAATTCCCTGATCTCAATTAATTTAATCATTTTTACCCCTTTATATTATAATAATCTCAATGCTACCTATTTTTTTATTTCAATAGGTAGGCTTCAAATTACTATTTTGAACGCTTAAATATCCAGGTCTTGCCAGTAGGCTCAACAATAAAGGCTCTATTCTGGCTGTTAGTCGTTACCGGCATGGTCAATAGTGGATCAGTCTTATATTGGCGTGGTGATACTGGAACGCAAACAGGTCTACCGTACTTATCCAACTTAGTTATAATTGACGCTTTCATTTTGCCTTCTTTCTTATTTATTAAATATTTTCACTTCCTGAAATTAGTTTACCATATCAGTATCAAATGTCAAGCATAAATTGAATAAACTTACTAAATATGTAAATATTTACTATAATATACTTATGGAATATACCGGCAGGATGATCAAGAGTTATTTCAGGCTGGAGCTTGCGGATCTAGTTGCTTTGTTTTCCGGGTCTTTTATGGTCCTGAATAAAGGTTTGCCGGCAGTGAATCCCTGGGCCACTTTTGAAAAGCTAATTGAAATAATAGTAGACGTTGAAAAAGCTATTTTGAAATTAAGGTTATCTTATAGGGACATTGAGATCTTGCGGTTCTGGGCCTCTGATGTTGACAAAGTATTCTGCGAGCAGTACATAAGACTTTCCTATAATGGTTATAAATCAAGAAAGACCCGGCTGGTTAAAAGGATCTTAAGGAAACTAAATAAAAAAACTTAAAATATTTTGAACCCTTTTTGACTATAAATGACGTGTAAGGATAATATAGAGATAAGATTTAACTACATAATAGATAAGTACAGTAAAGCTATTGAGTACACTATAAGAAATTATGATCCCGGACTGAAAGAAGATCTATTCCAGGAAATAAAATTGAAGCTCTGGGAACTGGCCAGAAGTAATAAACTGCGATCTTCCCGGCGTTTTATAATGCGAGTATCTAATAATATAATAATAAACTATATAAAAAAGAATATAAGTTATCCACAGATATTTTAAATTTTCCACAAGAATTTTGAACCCTTTTAATGAGAAATCACAGTGTAATAATATATATAAGATAAATTATAAATAAAGATAAGATATAAATAGACTAAGGCTAGATATATAAATATAGGTTTTTATATAAGAATCAACATACTAAAACTTGAAAAAACCAGATATATATAGGCTATTATGGTGGGGTTTTAAAGATATTATATTACTGCTGTTATTATAGATAATAGGTATTTATATATAATAAGAGTAAGGATAGGCCTAAAAAGAAAGATTTACAAGTTTACATAATGCACGTTATCGGAAGTTCATCAATATATGGAGATATAATTATATAGATTGCTATATGTAGTAGATAACCAGGCCTATTAGTTATTTTTATATGATCCACCAACACATATATATCATTTTATATCTAAAAAATATGTATGCTCCTGGTAGAACTGCCTTTAAGGGGTGGGGTGGGGACCTACAGTTAAGGAAATTCCAGGAGCCAGCCGATTTTAAATTATTATCTCTCTCTCTATAGCTATCATAATATTGCAGTTTAAGAATATTTTTAGTAATATGTGTATAAACTTACTAAAACTGTATTATCTCTCGTCTAGCGTTATCCTGGAGTTTCTGGTGGCAAATGAGAGGTATATCCGATGCGGGTGCTTTTTTGATAATGATGTAAATTTAAAACGCCCGGAAAAAGAATCCTTTTTTTCCAAAATAGTTATGTGCCAGAATAAAAAAAGAATGCTTACTCTTTTAGAAAGTTATGTCTATGAAGAAAAATAAAATTTCTGAAAATTACGTTAGAAGAGCACATCCGTCAGAACTTTTGACTATGACAGAAGATTTTAAGAAATGGTTAGATTCTATTGAAACTCCGTGGAGGAAAAAATCCATGGTTGCCAACTTCTCAATTTACATACGAAATTTTATCCTTAACTTTTGTTTAACTTTGCAGGTTTTAAAAATGCGCCGGGCAAAAAAACTTATAAGGAGGCTTTTTGATAAAAGAATAGATAAACGCAGTTAGGAAAGGAGGGGTTGCCTATCTAGTTATTCAAGGGTTATTTCTAAACCTTTATTACCAAGTTTTTTTTCTGGCTTTTTAATAAAAAAACCAGATTTTTATTTGGGATTTTTTTATAAGAAAGCAGCTTAATGGAAATATCAGATGAAAAAATAGTGGAGTTAAGTTAAGTAGAGTTAAGTTTAGATTAAAGTAAAGCGAGGTGATAGTTATGAAAAAAAACCATTTGTCAATGACAGCAACTGAAGCTGCTCAATTAGGCTGTGCAATATGTGGAGCTCATCCTCATCTTGATTGGTGCGAAGGTATAGCAGGAAAAATATATGATAGATTCAATTCCACATATAGAGAAATATATAATGTTATAGAACTGAGTCTTGACGAAAAACGTGCTGAAATAGCCAAGAGTTTAATCGGACACAAATTAACAGAAACAAGAAATGATTGTACTGCACTTGTGGCAAATTATTTTAATAAAGATAGCAAACTTTAACTAAATTTCTTAACTTCACTATTGAGTTATTAATAATAAAAATGAATTTTAAACTTTTAAGTAACGGAGAAAATTTTAATACAGAGTTTACAAAATATTTTTACTATTTCAAAGGAAATAAAATTTATAGAAAAGAGCCACTTGAAAAAAAATACAGGCTTTTTAAAAAATTTAAAAACGCCACGAAGGCAAAAAAATTCTTTTCTGATTTTATTTTAGAAAATGGGATTACCTATGTCGGAGGGTTCAAAACAAATATTTATACTTCGGTAAGGTGAGTTATGATTAGAATGCCGCTTTATAAAGATAATAATACGGGGGGAATCTTTACAATATGCTTTAATCCAAATTGTGGGAAAACAGTCCCTACAAATCCAGATAACTACGATGCTACTGGAATTCAGTATGTTATATGCGAGCATTGCAAAAATATATTGATGCTTACAAAGGAGAGGAAGTTTGAGGATAAAAGAGAGAGCATTCTTTAAAATAAAATATACTGACTACCTTAAAGTCATAAAAGTAAATAATCCTTTCAAGGAAGAAGTTTTAAAACTGGTTGAAAGCCAGGCTAAGGGAAAGAGCATAAAGAAGCTTGGCAATGCTGCCATAGTCATAGGAACACAGGGTACAAGGATTTTAAAATACAAGCAGGGACGCTCGGCAAAGATAACTCACGGACTCTGCACAGCTGGATTTGAAGATGAAGATAACTGGACTGTTGAGCTTTATGAATCTCTTTACAGAGGTCTTTTAAAATACTACAAGAACCAGAAGAAGGAATACAGCAGCAATCCAATATTTGCAATAATACTAGAGAGGGTCGCTTACATAACTGCAAAACTTAAAAGGGCAGATGTCTATCCCACAGCTTTTGAAGCCGAGAGTTTTGCCAATATCTATAACGGTTATATGAGGCAGTTGCTTAATGCTCTTGAGCAGCTTATGAAATATACAGAAGTTAAAACAACCAAAAGGGAGATTGACAGCAAGGAAAAGATAATCCATAAACATGAAGGAATGAGTATAGATGAACTTGAAGATAGAGCAAGAGAATTACTCGAAAAAAGACCAGGAAGAATTACAGTTGATCTTGGTAGAGTTAACAAAGCGTGAGCAAAAAGACTCTATAAAGACTGTTCGTAATTTCATAGAAAATTATCTTTACATAATAAACCAGGAAAATAAACTTGTTCTTTTAAAACTTAACAGAACCCAGAATTATATAATGGAAATAATTGAGTGGCTCTGGAAAAGAAAAATTCCGGTGAGGCTCATTATCTTAAAAGCAAGAAAAGAGGGAGTCTCGACACTTATAGAAGCTGTGATTTTTACAAAGACCATCTTAAACCGTTATGTGAATTCTTATGTCATTTCCTATAATGAAAAAACCACACTCCAAATATATAAAATAACAGATAGGTACTACAGGCATCTACCGCCAGCTATGAGGCCCAAGACAAAATATTATACAAAATACAGCTTTGTTTTTGAAAGTCTAAACCCGGAACTTTCACTGGAATCCCAGATTGTTGTAGATACAGCAAAAAATGAAGATATTCTAAGAGGTTCTACACCGGATAATATTCATCTTTCAGAAACAGCAAGAATGGAAAATCTGGGTAAAGTCCTTACTTCAGCCCTAGATGCTGTTCCTGAAAAAAGTCCAAATACTCTTGTTGTTTCAGAATCCACTGCAAAGGGGCAGGGAAATAGATTTCATAAAAGCTGGTTAAATGCGGTTGAGTGGGAGCAGTTTAAAAAAGATTGGGAAAAAAGAGAATACAGGGATAGGCCACCATTTATAAGGGTATTCATTCCCTGGTACTGGGATGACCGGTATTCCATAGAGTCCCCGGAAGATTTTAAGTTATTTGATTATGACCACGAATTTTATGGAAATGAAGTAGAGGCAAAAAAAAGGTTTAGGCTGTCAAATAATCAGATGTACTGGAGAAGAAGAAAAATTGCCTCAGATGAGATAGATTACGACCTTTCAAAATTTATGGAAGAATATCCGGCAACACCAGAGGAGGCATTTCTAGCTGCCGGAGATACAATATTTTCAAAGAGACAGTTGCAGGTACTTTCAACCAGGGTTAAAGAACCGATAGCGGTGGGGGACCTGCGGATGATGGCAACAGTGGAAGATGTTTATCATTACTATAAAGGAAATAAACCAGAAATAACATTTGATAAAGAGCCCAGGGGAAAGTTAAAAATATGGGAATTTCCTAAAGAATATGAGGAAATTGATAAAGATAATATAAAAATAAAAGAGCCAGTCCATTATATTGTGGCTTCAGATGTCTCGGAAGGAGTCGAAGTTATACAGGGTAAAGTAGATAACTCTGTGGCGCAAGTATGGAAAAGAGCAAATCCTTTCAAGCTCGTTGCGGAAATATGCGGAAGAATTGAGCCGGATATACTTGCAGATTTGATTTATAATCTTGGATTTTATTACAACGTAGCCTGGGTAGGAGTGGAGAGAAATACTTATGGAGCAGCAACCAACAGCAGGCTTTATAAGGAACTCTCTTACCCACTGCTTTATTTCAGAATTGAGATTGATGAAAAGACAGATAAGAAGACCAGAAAATTCGGGTGGTATACAGGAAAGATAGAGCGCCCCATAATGATAACCGATTTTGCCGGACTGGTGCGAAATGGGGATATTGATATAGAAAATGCGGAAATGATTTCAGAAATGAAAACTTTTGTCCGACACGCAGACGGAAAGGTGAAGGCTGAAAGCTCTGCTTTTGATGATAGGGTAATAACCGGGATGGTAGCTTATCAGCTTCACAAGTTACTTCCAAAAGTGGATTGGAATTTTAAAGCAAAAAAGTGGAGGCCTCAAAGAGGTTCAGTTACAGGAAGGTAAATAAATAATGCCAGGTAAAAGATGTAAAAAAAGAAAGCACACTCCAATTATTTCGGAAAAACAGCGAGGTCTTTTTGGAGCAGAATATGCTCGGAGAAAAAAAGGTGCAAGACAGCGAATGCCAAAAATTACTAGGGAAGAATTGAGAGAGCATTTAAAAGAATCTAAAGGAAAAAAATTGCCTGTAAAGACTAGAAGAAGAAAAGGAAGATGAGGAAGGATATTAGATGGCTTCAAAAAAATACTATATAGACCTTGTTACTTCCAGATATAAATATCTACAGAATCAGAGAAAAAATCTTGAGGAACACTGGTTTGAGAGATGTTTCAGGAAATATTATCTCTCCAGGGATTATACAGATGAGGAACTTTTTGATATAGAGATGGGAATAAAGTCCTCAATAAAACTGACTACGGAAATGGAATACATACAGACAAAAAGTCCCAGGGTGATGAGTAGATTTTTCAATGTCAAACCAATAGTGAAGGTTCTCCCAAACGATAAAGAAGCAATGGAACCTGCAAGAAAAATGGAGACGAGCCTGGATAAGGATTTCAGAGATCATCTGTTTACCCCTATGGATATGAGTATGAATCAATGCCTTATGTATGGAACTGGAATACTCACCCACGGTTGGCTTTTTAAGAAAGAAGCAGACAATCTTATAGATCGGGTATTTTTTGACTGGGTTGATCTCTACGGGTTTTATATTTTGCCAACATATATGGATATTCAGGTAGCTCCTTACTGCATAAGAAGGATTTTAAAACCTCTTTCATATCTAAAGGCAAATTGTGGTAAAGGCAAAATCTATAACGAAACTGAAGTAAATAAGATTACAGGAGAAGAGTTAAGTGAAAAAGACGAAGGGGAAAATTATCTTGGTAAAAGACTTCAGGTTTTAAGACTGTCCTCTTCAAAAGGCTCTGATGAGGGAAGTGGGAAGGGAGATAAAAAACTTTCTTACGTAGAACTCTTGGAACACTGGGAAAATGATAGGGTAATGACTGTAGCAAACAGGAAATATTCAATAAGAAATAAAGAAGATAATCCGTTTAAATTTTATAAGCCATTTTTTGGTATGAGAGATTATGTTGTACCAGAGTGCTTCTATGGGTTAGGTGAAATTGATGTTCTTGCAGACGGCCCAAGGTATGCTGAAGACCAAAAAAATATGAGAATAGATATTGAAAAAAGAGTCGCATATCCAGCGGTAATAGTTGGAAAAGGCGCTATGGTAGATCCAGAAGATTTAGTTTCAAGACCGGCGCAGGTCGTAAGGGCTACAGATATAGAGCAAGTGAGGGAATTTGCTAAAGCAGATGTAAAAAGGTCTCTATTTATGGAAGAAAACATAGCAAATTCTGATATGGAAAACAAAACCGGACTTTATTCATATCTTAAAGGAGGATATGCCCCCAGGGGAGAGACAGCTACAACGACATCTCAAATGATGGCAAGCGGTGATGAAAGAATAAATAAGATGATAATTTCAAATGCTATATCATTTCTTAAACCACTGGCAGAAAAGACCGCTATACTCAAGATTGAAAATACAAAAAAGGGTGTCTGGCATAGGTTCACTCAGTTTTTATCCTTAAGCTTTGAAGAACTGACCGGTGAGAAAATGCAAGGAGATTTCAGCTTTGAGCCAACGATTGTTTCAGCAAAGACAATCTCGGACATTGCATTGCAGCAACAAATACTTGGAATATATGACAGGTTGGCAAAGTCTCCTACGGTTTCCAGGTATGGAATAGATAAATTTCTATGTGATGCTTTTGATATCCCAGACACGGAAAATATACTGGCTGATGATAAGGAAGCTAAAATACTTCAACTTTTAAGGGAAAATCCTGACATGATAGATAAAATCTTAATGCTGACACAGGGAGTATCAAGAATGGAAGCATCAAGAAAAGCTATGGGCGCAGGTGGTGCTGCTATGCCAGTTGAAGCAATAGAAGCAGGGGGACCACCTGAAGGAATGGCCCTTGGAGGAATGCCACTTGGAGAAGTGTCCCCCGAAGGTATGCCACTAGGGGGAGAGATAAAATTGCCTGGAGGATTTGGTGGATAAATTAATAAATTTTGAAAATCTTAAAAGTGAGACAAAAAAAGCAATAACCGAAGCAAATGCGATAAAAGATATGATGCTTCACAATACTGGCTGGAAAGTTTTTGCCAGTTGGCTTGATGAAAATAAGGAAACAATTAAAAGCAATTGGAGGAGTTGCAAGACTATTGAAGAAATAAAAGTTTTAGATGAGGTATTGAAATTTATAGAGACTATAGAAAGTTTTATAAAGACAAAAACAAACTATGCAGATAAGACAAAATCTGTTTTAGATAAAAAGCAAAACATATAAATAATTTAGAATAAAAATTAAATAAAAAAATTAAGCACTTCTTAAGAGGTGCTTTTTTTATATAAGCAAAGCATATAATCCCCCTGAAAGGGAGAAGGAGTGAGTGTAATGCCAGAAGAAAAAGGAATTACCCCCGAAATTGAAGGTTTAGAAACCGAAGGACCTGAAATTAAGGAGAAGGTAGAAGTGCCCCCTGTGGAAACAGGAGAAGGCGATTATGAGAATCTAGCTAAGAAAAAAAACTGGAAAGACTATAATGCTGCCGCAAAGTCTTATACGGGACTAGAATCTCAGTACGGAAAAGTTATTGCTGAAAACAAGGAATTGAGGGATTACGGTCAGTATATCTATGATTACCTTAACGGGCTTGAAAAAGCCGGGAAGGAAAAACCTCCTAAGGAAGAAGGGCTGGGAAAGGAGAAGCTCAAAGAGCTCCTGGAAACAGAACCTGATGAGATGACAAAAATAATAAAAGATATGCTGGGAACTGAATTAACTCCACTCAAAAAAGGACTTGAGAAGGCAACACTTGACCAAGCTCTCTCAGATATGAAACAGGACAAAAAGAATTATCCATATATGAGTGAAGAGCTTGAAGGAAAGATGACAGCAATATTCCGTGGAAATAAGAATTTGCCATCAACAAGAGAAACTCTGCATCTGCTTTATCTTGCGGCAGTGGGATTTTCTGTAAGTGATATATCAGGGAAGGCTAAAAAAGCTGGAATTGATGAGGCTTACAAGAATATCGAAGGAAAAATGGGTGCGTTTTCTGAAGGAGAGCAAGGCCGGGAAGGCGGCAAAACCTCTACTGAAGATGACAAACTCATAGATGCAATAATAAAAGCTGGTGGCAGAACGCTAATATAAAAAAGTTAAAAGAAAGAAAGGAAGTATTATGCCTACAATTATAGAAGGACAAAGGTCCACTGAAGATATACTTCAAATCAGAAGAGTTGTCGACATATCCGATAAGATATATCTGCTTAATCCAAATGCTGCTCCTCTTACTGTGCTTACAAGTAAGCTCTCTAAGAAGGAGACAGTTAATCCTCGTTACGATTGGATGGAAGACGATATAATGCCTTATTGGGATGCCATAAATTGTGTTGCTGGATATGCTGCTGATGCTACATTATTTGTTGTAGACAATGGTGCTTATTTCAGAGTTGGAGACTTATGGAAAGTTCCCAGAACTGGAGAAGTATTCCTTGTAAGAACAAAAACAGTTGTTGCAGATAATACTCTCAACCTTGTAGAGAGAGGGGTGGGTTCATCTGCTAAAGCTGCTCTGGTTAATGATGAGCCACTTATGAAACTTGCTTCTGCTGAAGAAGAAGGGGCAGGTTCACCAGCCGCAAAATCAACTCTTGAGGTTGACAAGTATAACTTTACACAGATTATCAAGACTTCGTTCGAGGTAACAGGAACAGAGGATGCCTCCAAACTACATGGTGGTAAGGACAGAAACTCTCAAAGAAACAAGAAAGGAATTGAGCATCTTATTGATATCGAGAGACAATTCTGGTTTGGTGAAAGAGGTTATGATGATAATGGTACACATAGGAAAAGATTTACCGGTGGAGTGCTTGAGTACGTAAAAACAAATGTTGAAGACGCAGGCGGACTGTTGACAGAAGTGGAATTTGAGAATTTCCTTAGAAAAGCCTTTAAATATGGCTCTTCTACAAAGTGGGGATTCTGCTCGCCTCTTGTTGCTTCAGTAATAAACCTGTGGGCTGCTGGAAGGTTACAGACAGTTCCCGGTGAAAAGACCTATGGTGTTGCTGTGAGTAAGTATATGTCAATACACGGTATACTAAACCTCGTAATGAACAAACTGTTTGAAGGGGTTATCTATGGAGGCTATATGGCAGTTCTGGATATGGAGGAAATTGACTACCGTAATATGAGCGGAAGAGATACAAAACTTGAAACAAATATCCAGAATAATGATGTGGATGGCTTCAAAGACCAGTATAAATCTGAAGTTGGACTTGAGATAAGACAGGAAAAGAAACACGCAATACTAACTGGCGTAAGTGGTTAGTAACTGATTAAACAATTTAAAAAGGAGGAAATAGTGAATTTAGAACAAGCACAGATAGCTGCTTTGCTATCAAATTTTAGGGGAAGGTACGCTGCTGATGACCAGGATGTCGGTATTTTGGTCAAATATATAGGTGCTCAGGCTTCTGGAACTGTAACAGTAACTGTTACCACAGGAGATATTACATTCAAGCACGGAGCTTTGGCATCAGAAGTAGTTGATCCCACGATAGATAGTGCAAATCCCAGCGATCCTGGTGTTATTGACGTATCTGAAACTAACTCTGACAAAATGGGAGAAGTTGTAGATATGATTAATGCCAGTGCTAACTGGGAAGCAAAACTCGTGGATTGCTTGAGAGCAGATGCTTCTACAGCAGGTATGTTACTTACAATGGCAGAAACGCAGGCCAAGGTAACTGGAGGATTGAAGTTGTATAAAGATACTTCAAATTGCTTAAATATCTCTCTAGCAATTGATAGAAGTATATTCAAGGGCATTGAATTTGATAATGCACTTTGGATTAATACTATACTATCAATAATCTCAAAAATTACTAATGCTAGTGCAGACACTCTCATACAGATTTACTCTATAAATAGAGCAAATAAAACAGAAGTAAAAGTATACTCGAGAGCAGGGGGAGCTACAGCTACAGAACAGGTATTGCCTACATCTGGAGTGCAAATGCAACTGGACAGTTTCAGAGATGACATTCTTCTTGTAAGAGCGATAGGCACTGCCTGCGCTGGGTATTTAACAATAGTTGGAAAGCAGACAAACTTTAATAACCCTGATTATTAAAAAAAGGGGGTTTGAGATAACCCCCAAAATATTTTAACTAGGAGGAATAATGGTTAAATTTGTTTCGCCACACGGAAGTTTGAGGCTAGTCGTGAAGCCAGCAAGTAAGTCTATTGTCGATGGCAGAATTATAGCCCACATGGGTAAATCTATCCAATTTGTAGGTGGAATATACACCACAGAAGACAAAAAGGAGATAGATTTTATAAGAGGACACAATAGATTCGGTACAAGTGTATTTGAAATTGTAGAAGAAGATATGGGCTTAATAAAAGAAAGGCTGAGACTACCTCAAGCCCCTGAAATAATTACAGAAGGAGAACCTATAAAGCCTAAATTTAAAAAAAAGAAATAAGAGGTAAAAAATGAATTTTGGAGAGCTGATAGCAGCAGTAATTCATGCTGGATTTGAACCTATAACAAGTAAGGGATTCTCTGACTCCATAAAGGAATTCTTAAATGAAGGATATATGGATATTTCTTCAGGAGACCTTTCCTGCTTTGAGGAAACAGAGGAACTTGCAATACTAACCGGGATTACAGAATATGCTATTTCTGCATACTGTCGCAAAATATACAACGTCTTTACAGAAGAGAATGGCCCTCTTGATTTTCAGGATAAGAAACATTTTGATTATGTGAAATATTCAAACACGTATTACAAAAGGTCTCATACCACTTCGGGACCGCCAAAGGTTGCCTACCAATGGGCTAAAAAACTAATAATTGAGCCTACTCCAGATAAGGACTATACTGGCTATTTTTCATTCTATCAGATCCCGGAAAGATTGGTTGACGATGACGATCCCCATCTCTTGCCTATAGATAAAGAGAACCTTCTTATATTGTTTGCTCAGTCAAGAATTAAAAGTAAAGAAAAAGATTACAATGGCGCAAGAGAGCTAAAGGCTGAATATGAAGCTAAATTAAACAATTGGGTAATAGATGACTTTAATGAAAAAGTAAAAGATAAATTAAATATGGCACAGCTAGAAAGAGAATACTATTCAAGAATGGGAAGGAGGGTTAGATAATGGCTGCTGAATATCCTGAAAAAGTAACAACACAATTAAAAACTGCGATAAACAATCTGTCCCTTAACCTGGATGATGATGTTGGGGAAAATGCTGATGAAATTCTTATGCAATCTATACCTGAAGGAACTCCTGCTAGTGGGTCATTCCATATTGAAAATGAAATTATTTTCTATCCAGAAAGAACTTCTATAAAGTTCGGACCTGGACTAACAAGAGGGGCAGATGGAACTACAAAAGCAGTGCACTTAAAAACTCTTGCTGGAGGAGAAGTCAAATTTGGACCAGAGGCCCATTTCATAAATAATCTAAATGATGAAGTTATAGCTACTCAAACTGCACTTGGAATAACTGGTGCTTTTAATTTTGCACTTTATGGCAAAAATCTACTTTTAAATCAAAGTTTTGAAAGCTACAATATTGGTACTAAGCTGCCTGATTTTTGGGATTTAAGTGCTACCCCAACTTTAGTAATTGCAGCAGATACATTATTCCCAGGGAGGCAAGGAAATCAGATAACAATAACCTGTACTGGTGATAATTATGAAGGTATAAAAATAACTCCTGGTGTAGCAAATTGGCTTAAAGTTCTACCATCCACTAAATATACATTTTCAATAGATTATAAGGTTACAGCTGGTGATTTTGCTTATGTTTATATTAAGAGTTACAACGGAGCAACACCAAGTACTATTCACGTCAATGATGATACTTTAGCTTCTACTACAGCTATAAGGAAAACTTATACATTTATTACTTCTGCTACTGCTGATAATTTAGAAATAGTCTTGAGTCCAAAAAACGATGGGGATATAGTTATATTTTCACATCCCAAACTAGAACAAGGAGCAATAGCAACCCCATATATACCACCAGATAGAGATAGAACAACACATTTAACTGAGGCAACAAATGCTACTCCTGACCCGATTATCAAGAGTAGAAAAACTATACATACAATTACAGCACTTGCAGGAGCTTGTGAATTTGCAGCACCAACTGGAGATATTAGAGATGGCGATGCTTTACTTATAAGAATTAAAGATAATGCTACAGCCAGGGCATTAGGACACAATGCAATATACAGAGCATTGGGAGTTACACTTCTGACTACTACAGTAATAAGTAAAACTCACTATGAACTATTTATTTATAATTCTACTGATACAAAATGGGATTGTGTAGCTGTAGGAAGTGAGGCATAAATGGCAAGTCCAGAAACATTTTATCCGAGTGATGATGCTTATGCTTTTAATACTAACCCTGACACTCCTTATGGTGGTGTTGCTGTTATCTATGACGGTGTAAGCGGGGGGAGTATATACTGGGCTTTTATGAAGTTTAATTTAAGTAGTTTAGTTGGAAATACTATTACAGAAGCTAGATTATATTTAAAACATAGTGTTGTTAATAGTCAACTAACCACCTTAAAAGAATGTAATGCAGATTGGGCTGAAGGTACTTTGACTTATAATAATATGCCAGGTATAACAGGAGGTTCAATAGGTAGTTATACGCCAGTTACAGTTAATGTTTATTATAATTTTACGATAACAACAACTATAGCACAGAAATGGATTAGTGGTATTAATTATGGATTCAGGGTAGAGACAGCATCGGGTTATATAGGAATTTATTCTAAAGAACAAGGTGGAATTTATATCCCATATTTAGTAGTTACATATATACCAGCACCAAAAAGTGGATTTTTTCATTGGTTCTTTAGTGAAGCATTTGAAAAACACGACAAATTATGGACACCAAAATTAATATTACCAAAAGAAGGATTTAGTTATTAAAATAAGGATATAAATGGCTGTAAATGTTTTAGACAAATTTATATATAAACTTATAGACCTTGGTGGTGGACAGAATGACGCTGTAGACCCACTGAAGATAAAAAGAAATGAATTTAAAAGGATAAGGGATTATGTCTACGATATTGTCGCAAATCTTATCCTGCGCAAAGGCTGCACTCCACTTAATTCTGATAGTGGGACAGACCCTATAAAAAGTTTTGGTATTCTTACGCAGAAAGCAGGAACAAAAGATTTAATAGTATCAACTGGCGAATACTTAAAAAGGCTTGTAGGTCATTCTCTTTCAACTCTAAAAAGCGGACTATCTCCAAATAAATATTTTGATTTTGAAGTCTTTAACGATATGCTCTACTGCGTAAATGGTGTAGATAATGTCCAGGTAGTAATGGGTGATTACAGCGTTAGAAATGCAGGTTATCCCACGCCAACATTAAAACCGACAAGAGCTTCAATTGGTGAGGGTGGGCTTACTGGAAACTATATATGGAGTTACACTTTTGTTTATCCTGGGGGGGAATCTTCTGAAAGCCCTGTCTCAGATGTACTTTTAACTGATACAGATACAGTCCGTGTTACCCTGGGAGATGCTTATCCTTCAGGGGCTACAGGAGCAAAAATCTACAGAACCATAAAAGAAGGCACATATAGACTGCTTCTTATGACAATAGATAAGCCGGCAACCTATTATGATGACAATTTAAGTGATGGTGCTCTTGGGATTGGAGCTCCAGAGAGTAATCCACCTCTGGTATCAAAGCTCCTTCGTCTTTATAAAAATTATATGCTTTACGTTCCAAAGGATTACCCCTGGAGAATTGATTATTCTCAGTTAGCAGGTCCCGATATGGTGGAAGAAGAAAGCAATTTTGATGTACTGCCCGATAATGGAGAGGCAATTACCGGACTCGATTATACAATAAATCCCGATATACTTGTTGTCTTTAAGGAAAGGTCAATTGCAGGTTACAGTGGTACTTCTCCTTATCCTTATGAGTCAGATCCGTTGTCGCTAAGAAGAATCAATGAAAATATAGGTTGTCTTGCTCCATTCTCAATTGACAGGGCCGGTGGAGACCTGATATTTCTTGCAAGTGATAAAAGAATATATCTTCTCTCAAGAGTGCTTCTTGCTGCAACTGAGACTTTAGAGCCTATACCAATCTCGGACAGAATTGATGAAACTATGCAGAGAGGATTAAATCCAGACTTACTACCTTATTCATTTGGAATATATCACAACAGGAGATACCTTCTTTTTGTAGCTTCTTCCACTTCAAATGAGCTTGATACTATTCTTATCTGGGAGAATAAATTAGGAACTAAACCCTGGACTACAGCTATGCCTGTAAAGGGTGCTTCACTTGGAAGATGGTTTGATTCCTCTAATCAGGAAATAACAATAATAGGAGGAGCTTCAAGCCCTAGAATATATCAGTTTTTAGAAGGCACTTCTGATGGAGGTGTTCCAATAAATCCACTAATTCAAAGTAGAAGATTTGATGTAGGAAATCCGTTCAATAATAAGGAGTGGAAACTCCTGCGAATACTGGCTGAAGGTTCAGAAGATTTCTTTTTTAGGGTAAGAATATATGTCTCAAAAGACGGAGAATTATCACTTATTGTAAATGAGCCAGTAAGCGGTATTCCTAAAGCTCCAGGGGCCCCAATACTCTGGGGGCAAGGGACGTGGGGCGTTGGAAACTGGGGCTCAAATATAACATATTCAAATACTATAAAGAATATCCAGAAAAATATCTACATAAATACAGATGGGGAATTTATGGAATTTTTAATAGAAAATCTTTCAGCTTCTTCAGAATTCAAATTTAAAGGGTTTGAAATTGAGGGGACTTTACTGAGGTCAAGATAATGTTATAATTATATCTATGAAGAAAATAATATTCATAATATTAATATCAACCACAGTATTTATATTATCTATGTTGATAATCGCTGAAATATTTTTATTAAATGAATTGGGTTTTACATTAATATCAAATAATTCAAATATGCAGCGAGAAATAATTAAATATGAAAATATAATCCCAAATTTAGATGAAAGCATTAATAATGTTTATTTTGGTATTGCGATAGATAAATTTTATATTGTAAAATTCACTGCTTTTAGTATTGAATATGAAAATAAATATTATTTAATAACAGCGAAACATTCTATAATAAATAAAGATAAAATTATTAAAAATATTAGGTTTAAATCAAATTCAGGTAGTGCATGGATTTATCCAGAGCTTTTATATTGTAAAGATAATTTTTCAAATAATGATGATTTGGCTATATTTTATTCTGATAAAATAAATAATGGTTTCAAAATTGATACTGAAAATGATAAACCAAATTATGTTCTTGGCAATAAATATTTAAATATAAATATAATAAGGAATTTTAATATAAAAACAAAAAAAGGCGAAAGTGGTAGTCCAATAATTGATAGTGATGGAGAAGTTATGGGTATTATAATTAATACCGATAATAGATTTTATACACCAATTAATTCAGTAGTACAGGCAATAGATAATTTAAACTAAATAAAAATTAAAATTTAATATCAATTAAGAGTCAAGAAATTGGCTCTTTTTTAATGCAACAAATAGGGAGGTGAAAATGAAAATGAAAGAGTATTTTAAAAATCTGTGGAATGATTTGAGGTATGATGAGAGGGGACAGTATGGTATTCCTTTTTCATATACACCAAAAAAAACACCAACATATACACCTTACACGCCGTACATACCACCAAAAAAATCAGTATTGGCAAGAGCTGTAGTACCAGTAGCAACACCAAAAACATCACTACGCACACCACCATCAGCAGGCCTGTATGGTACAATTAGGGCAGGTAAAGTAACCCCAACAGTAACCAAAACTGTAACTCAACCAGTAAGCCAAACCCCACCTAGTCTAATAGGTGCAATTACAGGAGCAGTTACACCACAACCTATAGGTGGAGCAGGTGGGGGACAGTTTCCGCTAGAGAGTTTTCCTAAAACTCCTGACATAACAGCAGGATTATCAAGTGCGGACATAGCCAGACTTGAAAGTGAAGCTGGTATGCTTTCAGAACTTGGGTTTTCTGGAGCATTCAGGCAACTTGGTCAGAACCTGATTGAGAGTAAAAGAATAGCCACTGAAGAAAGGGAAGAGGCAGTGCCTATATATGAGAAGTCAATGAGAGATGTAGCTGCCACGGTTGCAAATGCCATAGGAAATTGGGCTCAAAAATTAAATCAACTTGGTATGCTTCGATCTGGTTCTTATGGTAGAGGGATATCAAGACTTGAGACTGCCGGTGTAGCTGAAAGAGGAGGACTTCAGCAGGCTTTGAATGAAAGGCTTGAGGATATTTCTACAAGAGAGGCTGACTACGAGAGAGATGTGCTTGACCTTCGTGCAGGACTTGAAAAAGAAAAAGGATTGCAGCAATCTACTACTTTTGAGAGATTAAAAAGAGAGGAACTCGTATATCAGAGAGACACAAGGCAGATGCAATTCCAAAATGAGGTGCAGAGAGCAACCTTCGTAAATACAATGAATCAAATGATATGGCAGAGAGATATGGCTGAAAGACAACTTAAAGCACAGCAGGAAGCACAAATGCTTGAAAATCAGATGCTAAGGGAAAGAATAAAAAGTCTCTACGGTGCCGGAACAGCACAAGGAGTACAAGTTCCAGGAGTCGGAACACTAACTCCCGGACAGGCATTTGAATACGGTTATGCACCAATGGGAGAGTATGCCGAGCAAGACCCCTACGTAGAAATGATGAGGGAATATTTAGGTTTAGGAGGTGCACAAGCTACCCCATACACACCTGGAGGAGCATTCCCGGGAGCTACAGGAAGTGCAGCAGGATTTATTAGGTAAAACTTTATGAACGGAAAATTACCACCTTATAAAATTGAAAAACTAAAAAAGCTAAAGGCTTTATTTGATGATCCCACCTATGGGAAAAACGTATCTACCAAAGCCAAAAAATTTATGGCAGTATTGGAAACTCTTTATCCTGAAATAGGATACGAACCAGAAGAGGTCAAGGTAGAAATCCCAGAATGGGAGAAGGCAAAGGAACTTGCAATAAAGAAGGGCTATCAGGCTGAACTTGCTGGAATTACGAAACCTGAAAGCACTTATGGAACTCTGGTAGAAAAGGGATTATTACCAGAATTCAGGGACAAGACTTTTATGGGTAAGGTCGGGGAGTCTTTAAAATTTCCACTGCTAAAACTGATGACGCTTCTTATGACTCCTGAACGTACATTTGGTGCTATGTTGGCAGAAACAGGAAAACGTGCAG